GTTTCTCTTTGCCTGAGATCATTGGCTTCTTTTAGCTGGTCATATTGCTTTTGCATAGCCCTTAGATCTTCTACATCTTGAGGACTTTCAAAGTTAGCTATATGGGTTTTAGCCAGTAGCTTTAAACCAAGTTGGTGTAATTGATCTGGCGTAGCCGTGCCAACATTTGGCGTGTTACGCATTTTTTCTTTTAAGGCTTTGTATTCTTCGTTAAGAGTATTACTCTCGTTCTTTACATACTCGTCATGTGCTTTTTGTTTTTGTTGTTTTTCTGCTTGTAATTCTTCAGGAGTCTTTTGATATCCATGCTCACGCCCTTGCTGGTGCCAATCTGACTGCAACTCTTCTAGGTGCAATAGCTTCTCACCGTTGGGGCCGACGCGATCCTTGAGGCGCATGCTGGCTAGGATGGCAGGCTCACCACCAAAATGGTGATATACGCCGCCAAATGCCTTGGGTGCATTTTGCTCTTCTTCTTTTAAAGCCTTTAGTTTTTCATAAGACCTAATGATTTCTTCCTGTTGCTCAGGAGTTGAGTCAAACATTGGTATGCGTCTAATCTTTGAATCTAATTCTGAAATCTTTTCTTGATTGTCAACGCCTGCTGGAGATTTGATAAGCATCTCACGGTAGTTTTCACCGCCGGGTAAGGTGTATTCACTGTGATACGGGGCCACCCCAGTTGCAACATTTCCGATGCTTCTAGTTCCACCAAACACCTTCTCACGTATTGCTGGCGCAGGCTTAGCCGCTAACGCCTTCATGAACTGCTCATGCGTCATCTTTGGGGCACCCATGATCTCACCCAAGCCACGGTCTTCAATCTCTGATTGCTTGATGCCACCCAAGCCTTTTAGCTCTTGCATAAACTCAGCGCCAGTGCCAACCTTACGTTTCAACAACCCCGCGGCTTTGTCTACAGCAGAGTAAAAGGGTTTGCCTTGTCCAACAAGTTCTTTCATAGTGGGCGCTCTTCTATATCTAGGTGATGGGCGTGTGTAGCTCCGCCAGATTTGTATACCTCTGGCAACTGTGGTCGGTTAGCCGCCAATAGGTTACGGTTTTCAAGATTGCGATGCTCTTGGGCACTTAGGTCAGCTGGCAACAACGATCTGCCTTCAGGAGTAACCAAGCGCTTCTCACCCAACTCTTTTTTCATAGCCTCTATAAAGTCTTCACGATAGCGACGTGGCATTGGCTCACGCATTCCGCCTGTTGGTATGAGTTGCACCAAAGACTTCTTCACACCCTTGCCAGCCAATGCACGTGAGCGATGACGGCCTTCGTGCCCTTCAATGCTAGGCAAGTACTCAGGCTTGCGACGTCCTATTTCAAGAAACGGCACATCTGCAAATCCGCCTTTAATCTTTGCCAGATGAGCCAAGTAATCATTGAAGTTTAGTTTTTCCCCGCTGGTTGTGAAGCGAGTTGAATCTTCATCTTCAAAACGTCCAAGTCTTTCGGCGTAACGCTCGAATTCAGCAGGGTCCATAGTCATCAATGCTTTGGCGTTATCACCGCTAAACGCTCTGCGCAACGCATCTTCTGAATACATATCGCTAAGTCTTGGTATCTCATCAGAGGCACGTTGTAAGCGCTGTAGGCCATACTGACCTTCGCGTTCTTTAATGTACGGCGTGATCTTCTTTATGTTTGAACCGCCTTTAGACATGTAATTCACATGCTCTTCGGCTTTCCACTCGTCAGGGGCTACCAAGCCACCACTAGCAAAGCCATAGTCTTTTGCCTTGAACGGCTTAGCACGCGGTAAGTCTGCCGCTCCAGCCGCTTTGTTGATAGCTTTGACTTCCTTGTCGTGCAGTATGCGGTTGACCTTCATAGCTCCACCAATCAGCCAGTTGCCTGTCATGTTGGAGTTAGTCTTGTACCTGTAGTGTCCACCCTTTGGTATTTGGTCGGTGATGTGTGCATTGCGTGCTATCAGCTTGCCCTTGGGGTTCATGCCGCGCTCATTAGCAACAGACTGCCAATCAACGTCATGTGGCATCTCTACTTCAGCCCATACATGGTTAGCTGGGCGTACATCAGGTGCCGTGAGGTTAGGGTCTGACTTCTCGCCAATGTGAGTAGCGACGGGTAGGTCACCTGCGTGCCAGCCGGGTCTGTAGGCCAACGGTCCAATCTTGCTCTTCACCTTGTCACCAGCCATCTCACCCTCTTTGGCGTCCACCCACTTGTTCATCTCTACAGGCTCATTGGCGTTGACGAATAGGGGGAAAAGCTTGCCGGGGTGCTTGGGGTGCACTCTGAACAGCTTGTACGCCTTCACGGTGTTCTTAGGCTCTTTGACGGATCCACCCTTGGCCTTTGTGATGTCTGGGTTAGTAGTGTCGTATGTGCCACGGTTACCAATGGCTGACTTGATCTGGTGGGGATGGAAAGCTACAACTTCACGGTTGTTCCCATACACAACGCCGTCATAACCACGACCTATAAGCTTGTCTGTCATCATGTCTGCTACATCTGGGTTGTCCACCATAGTCATTGATAGACCGTTCTTAACGTTTTCTTTTTGCATGCCGGGCTTGAATGCATCGGTTTCCAAAGCATGGTTCAACGCCTGTGCGGCTTTGTGAGATATCTTGTCTTCAATGACCAATGGGTTGTCTAGGCTGACATGCAATGGCATTACGTTGCCACCAGTTGTATCAGCATAGCTGTTTGCCACGTCTGGGTCACCTGACAGATAGAACCCGCGGCCAAAGAAGCCACGGTTGCCGCTTTGGGTGCCGATCAACTTGTGGCTAAAGCTCCTAATGTTTTTGTTTGTTCCGTGATACAGGCGTTCTTTGACTTTGCTTTCTCCCAAGAACTTCTTCTTGCCGTTCATCAACTCTAGGCGCATCCTGTCCATGTCTATCACGCCACCACTGGCCTTGTATGGCACTGGGATGTAATGGCGCATTGAGTCTTTAATGGAGTTCTCTCTCAAAGGTAACCCATGCTTCTTGCCGTCTTCAATCGCACGGTTTACTAGCTCCATCAACTGTTGGTTGTTTGGATGTAGCGCCGCTTTTTTGTGGTGCTCATAGTTCTTTGCGTAGTCCTTGCCAGACTGGCCAGCATCGTTTACGCCAGTACCGTTCCACGCATTAGCAAATGGAATATTGAACTTGTCAGCCACCCTTTGCTTGGCAAACAAAGCGGCCAAGAAGTTCTGGTCGTTTGATGTTAAGTTGTATGTGTCCCTCAGCATCTTGTTGAACTTTAATTCATCAGGATGCCCAAGGTTGACTGCATTGAATCCAAGGTCAGACCGACCCTCTTTCAATGCCATAGCCGCCACGTCTTCTGGTGACAGTGAAGGGTAACCGTACTTGTTTGCCGCGCCATTGAGGCGTGCATACCTGTACAACTGCTGTATGGCTTTGCTTGAGTCACCGTATACGTCTGACACCGTTGGGTCTTCAACCTTGTTGTGATACCTGTCGCCGCCCACGTCAAACCTAGGCTGTGGCAGTGTCTCAATGCCTTCTTTACCGCCGTACTTGCCTGTTGGGTCTGCCCTATACATCTTGATGCTCTTTGGCAGGTCAGTAGGCTGTGTCGATAGTGGTACACCCAGCATTGGGTTTACATCTCCACGTCTGTCGTTGCCTATCAAATCTCTGGTTGCACCGTTTGAATACCAATACATATCATCAGTAGGCAACTCTTTCTCGGACAACCCAACCTTGGTTGCACCTATTGCGTTGGCTACTGGGGCAAGTGATGGGAATGTATTAACCAGTGTGTCAACGATTGGGCCGCCATGCCACTTGTGTTGAATCCTGCCTCCCTTTGCCGCCAATGGGTACTCCAGATCGGTATCTGCCGCTCCAAGTGGGCGCAGGGGCTGGATCTTCTTCATCTCTTCTTCCGACCTCTTAGATCCGATCTCACGGCGTCGATAGGCTTCTGCGTCAGGAACCATAAGAGCACGTAGCCTTGCTAGCTCTGCTTTTATGTGTGGGGGCATGGGAACGGATTGGTTGTCAGCCACGGCTATTCCTTCATTGTGGGATACATCGATTATGCCTTTGGTGCAGTCTTGAGTCCATACTCAGTAAGGATTCCTGATACCGCACCCGGTGCGGGATTACAAAGCATACGGGTTGCCCTTGGATTTCCTGTTGTGCTCGTCAGCGTCGAAGATGTCGTCGTCGTCATAGTCGTCCCGCGGTGGGATATCGATACTGATCCATCCAGCGTCACGCATGTACCGTAAGCCCTGACTGATGCAGTCTACAAACTCATCATGTACCGTCTCAGGGAATGAGCATATCTGGGACACCATGCCCTCAGCCCAATCCCTTACGTAGCCCTTGCGTTGGCTGTGCTCTGGCACCCATACCCTACCAGCCTTGATGATGTTGGCCACGATGGATAGGCGCTGTGTCTTGTCGGCTCGACCCGGGTTGTACGGCATCACGGGCAGGTGGGCACGTTGCAAGTCTTGTATAAGACTTATGCCAGCGCTCTTATCTTCCACCAGCAGTAGGTCAACGCGCTTCTTCTCGCGTCCCTCGCCATAGAACACCTCGAACTCCTCGATCACCTTGGGGCGCAGGTCAGGGTACTGTAGGTGCTCCTGCCAGCAGTCCAACACCAACACGCACATGCCACCATCCAATGGCTTGAATGCACCTAGTGTGATGCATCCTGTAGGGTCGTTGATGGTCTTGTCGCTGGTTGCGCAGTCATAGCTTTGGATGATGTACTCCAGCTTGGGGAAAGGCTTTCCATCTGGCCATAGGCGGAACCAATCACGCTTGACTATGCCACCCTCCTCTGGGTCGATGATCTCAGCATGGATCTCCTGACGGCCTAGGTTGGTGCCCTCGTACTGGAGTATCTGCTTCTGGAACGATGGGGCTAAGTTCTTGATGTTGCTGTACGTGCTGGCGCGCGTGATCACCACGTCGTCGCCCTCACGCCCTATCAGGTCGAGCACAACGTCCTTTGGCTTGGGCGTGGTCGAGCATATGAGCTTGGTGCGCTTACCCAGTCGTATACCGAACTGGATCATGTCCCACGACTCTTGTAGGTAGTCCCAAGCCGCAAGCTCGTCTAACCATCCACCGTGGAACTGTGGACCCCTGAAGCGCTCTGGCTCCGACGCTGGTATGCCTTTGATGAACGACCCGTTAAGCAGTCTGATCTCGTGCAGTGCCTTGTTGTAGTCGGCTATCAACTCCTTTGGTATGACCTTTAGCAGGCCAGAGTCACCCTCGAAGCAGGTGCCCTTCACGTCGCCGCTGGTAGGCGCGGATACAAGCCATCGTGTGTTGGGTTGCTCCCACGCCCAATAGGCCAGCGTCTCTGCCGCCGCTCTGGTCTTGCCTGCACCGCGGCCAGCCAGCATCAGCCATATGCTCCACCAATCGCCTGCTGGCTCTATCTGATGCTTGTGTGCCTGCGTGCTTAGCCAAGTCAACTGCCAATTGATGACTATCTGCTGGAGGACGGGGCTGTTAGCAAACTCCTCATTGATCTTAGGATCAGAGAGGATATCGTCTAGCGCGCTCATTCTGCTTGGCGCTGTAGCTTGATGCTTTTGAGTAACTCACCAAATACGGTGACGTTGTTCTCAATCACCAGTGGCTTGTCATCATCCCCACTGATCTCCATGCGCGCTAATTTGGGTACGTGGTACTCCACCACCGACTGGAACATGTCAAACGCCTTAGCTGGGTTAGGCGGCACCACGTACTTCTCTACTGGCTCATCCCCCTCCATCTCCACCACCTTCACACCATTGGCAACCTGATCAAGCCACTCAGTGAGCCTGTGAGCGTTTCCATCAACGAATGAGGCTATGGCCTGTCGAGCGTCGTTTGTGGCCTTGTTGGGCGTTCCTGATGCCCTACCGCCTGTCTTTTGTCCTAGTGCCATGTCATCTCCTTCTAACTTCGTCTACTTTAGATGAGCCGAGTTTAACAAGAAGTTTTGGTTTGTGGCAACTCTTTCAGAGATCTGAGTGCAGTAGTAGCCTTATCAGCCTATCTAAATCTTTGTCTACCAGAGTAGCTGTGTGCTCTTCGTCGTCTGTTATGAGCGCCCAGCTTTTAAGGTGTTTATTCCAATACAGGGCGCATCTGTCGTAGCCCATCATTAGGCTTTGTAGCTGTGTGAACTTATCTAAGCTATTCACTACTCATACCCATTACTCTTTGCTCCATTAGCTTGTGGGTTCGCTTGAGAGCTTTGTTCTCTTCTTTGAGGCGCGCGATTTCTGACGTCATGTGTGCCATCCTACTAGATGCTTGATCTATCCAGTCTTTTACCTCCATAGGCATAGAGAAGGTTTGTTCTGCCTTCTTAGTTGTTTTTGCCGCGGGTTTTTTAGCTGTTGTCATAGTGGTGCCTCTGGTAATTTGTTGCGTTGCTGTTGCTCATACTCGCGGATCTGCTTAGGCGTCCACGGTACCAGCGGGTGTGTTGGGAATGGCCACATTATTCAGCATCCAGATGGTTAACGACTCGGATCAATGCCGCGATCATATCTTTGGCCTGATCCTTTGTAAGCGTCAGGTGTGAACGTGCGCTAGGCACCGACATGCTGATCCATATTGAATCATCGTCATATGCATCCACAAACATGTGGTGGTTGTATTCCTTGCCCTTGATCATTGTCTGAAAGTCTTCTTTTGTCATTGTGTTCTCCAATTAAAAGTTAAAAGGTGGGGGACTGAGCCCCCTGTTGTTATGCGTTCTCTAGCTTGCGCCAAGCTTGTGTACCGATCCATCCATTGAGGCTAGCGCCGTTCTTGTCTAACACGTAATACACACGGCCACCTTCTACGCGTCTGCACTCGTATGTGTAGCTCTTGTTCTGGGATATCTTCTTGTCGCCGCGGTAGATAGGTGTTGGTGGCTCTTTCTTCTCTACCTCGATCAATGGTGTGCCGTGGTACTTGTCGGCCACTTCTACCAGCATGTCAGCAAACTGGGCGCCCATGCTAGCTTTGAATGTCATCTCGTGAATGACTTTTCTGATGGTTATGCGTTGCTGGTAGTCGTCGCCTTGAGCAAATGGGATTAGGTCAGGCTTGCGCTCTGTACCGCGGTTAATGAACTCTGGCTTAGCTGTGCCTGCTTCAAGCTTGTTCTTTTGCTCTAACAGCTTAGCTACATCAGCGCGGACTTGAGCCACGATACCGTCTGTGCGTGTGCGGCTCTTTTGCATAGGCTCACTAGACTCACCAGAGCAGGCACCTTGGAACCAACCGTGCTCGACTGTGTAGCCATGCTTGGCCATCCATCTACCTACTACGGCCTGTTGGCGGCCACAGCATTGGCAGTTACCGCGGAGTTGTGTTGATGATTGCATTTTGATTTCCTTTCTAAACCTGCTTGATTGCAGTAATGACAGTATAACAGAAAATTAGAGAAGGGTGTCAAGCCCCCCTCATAAATTATTGCTTAGCCCAATATCCGTACACCATACGCTCGGTGCAATTCCAGACATCGTTAGCAGTTCCGTCGATCACAGCTACAAAGTGGTGAGCTTGTTTGGCAATCACCACGCCTGTTGGCATGTCACTGCAACGTGCCTTACGGCCTGAGAACTGGGGTGCCTTACACCATACCCAGCCATACCGCTTGAGCACTTCAGAATAAATGTCTTTGTTGATGCCGTTACGGGCAGATTTTGCGCGACCGTTGTCGGCGTTAGCTTGAGCCAATTCTTTGTACACAGCTTGGTAATCAAGGCCAAGGGCAATAGCCATGGCACGAGCACCGCAATCACCCGCTGTACCTTTGTATCCTGCGGCTTTGCGTCCACCGTCGTTAAATTTAAATTCCATTCTTTTCTCCTAAACCTGCTTATTGCAGTGATGTAACTATAACAGAAAATTAGAGTATTTACTAGGTGTTTGCCCTAATCTTCCTGATCCATCATGATCATGACCACTGCCACCAGTGCAAATATTGCAAATCCCGCAGTAAGAAGTAGTACAACCCAAGCAACTGTCTCTAGCATGATGTCCTCCTAAAGTTCTAATTCCAATTGCCTGCTCTGTACAGGGCTTTTTTGCCACCAATGGATGCGTAAGCGCATAGCTTTGATGTCATTGACTTTCAGATAAGGGATCTTGGTCTTCTTATCGCTCTCGTCCTCATATGTACGGCGCTCTAGTGCCGCTCTGAAGCTGGTGTGCTCCAGCCCAATCATGGATGCATATGCAGGGAACATAGACTTTGGATTGAAGAAAAAATTGAGTGATCCAATTGCGTGATAGTTCAGGTTGCAGTTGTACCTAAGCTCTTCGTCCGTGGGCACCATGCATAGGTCTTCTATGGCCATTGCTATCACGCCGGCGACCAGATGAGCCGCATTGCGTGTGTCGTCTTCTATGCCTTCCTGTGTGCTTATGAGGTCAATCATGTGTTCTTGTCCTTCAAAGCTTGTTCTATTTTTTTGTAAATATGCCAATGCAAATACTGGTCGGGCGTAATCGTGAAGCACTCTTTAATTTCTTCTTCTGTTAAGCCAACCCAAGGCCGCTTGTAGTCTTGAATGTCATCATCTTCTTCAGTCATGCTTGCCCTCCAACTCTTTGACTCTGTCAGACAGCACGCGCACTAACTCAGTTAGCACAGCTACCTCTGCCATTAGTTGTTCTCTGGATGGTTGCTTCATGTTGCGGATGTAGTCCTGCTTGATGCGAGACTCCATCTCTACACGGTTGAATTCTTCGTCTTCTGCGTCCATGGTTATTGCCTCTGTATTGGTATACGGTTGCGGATTGCGTCGCCTAGCTTCTCGATGTCCACGCATTCGTCGGCCAGCTTGGCGCACTCTTCACGCTCGATCATGATGGCGCGCTTAGTCGTCTCAATGGCTACCGCCATGATCTCTGCTTTAGCTATTGCCAGTTCACCATCAAACTCTTGTTGCGTGAAAAACTTCACATGTTCTTGGCCAAGTAATTGGCGTGCAAGTTGGCTTGTCTCTTTCATTAACTTCTCCAAATAAATAGGTCGCAAATTACAGCAACTAAACCAACTACAAAAATGATGGCCATCAAGATTCCAAACTCGGATGGCTTTTTGTGGAACGGTCCCTCGATTACTGGATTCTTTTCCACGTTGCGTGGGAACACCTTAGTGGTCTGGTTAAGCATGGGTTTCCTCCTTTGCTTTGATGTTGCCAAGCGCAACCTGCTCTTTATACGCGAGTAGCACGTATTCGTCCATGGTGGTTTCAATTGCTTTAGTAGTGCTATCGTTAAGGTCACCGTAGCGCATTACTTCACGCAGGCCGTACAACTTAAACAGGTTTGCAAACTCACGTGCGCGGTTCCACAGCCCGTTGTTGTATAAATCGTAATACGCGTTCACAACCTTACGAAACCGCTCTAGGTGCTGGTTTTTTGTGCGGCGGTAGGGCACGGCACCAACCATAGGAATAAGCGTCTGCAAAGCCTTAGCTTCGTCGTTGTAGGTGCCTCTGTCGTTCCAGTATGTATTTGTCATGTTATGCCTCGTATACGCCAAGTTCGCCGGGGTTTATCCACTCGCAAAACAATCCTGACTTGCGCAGTGTTTCTTCAATTTTTGGGTTCACGCCAAAGATCCAACCTTGGTGGAAGTCGCCTTCGTAATAGTCAGCCCACCTATAGGACTCTGGATCCTCAGCGCTGATCTGGAACCGTCCATCCATGTCTTCACGGACGTAGACTGGTACGCCCATCTTTTTGAGCGCGTTGTATGCTTTGATGTACATGCGTTTCATGTTGTGCTCCTAGTTTAAAAATGTGTTATCTCTGACAGACTCATAAATATCCAACAATGAGATGTACTCGCCATAAGCCATAACGCGATCAAAATCTGTTTTGTCTTTAATTTGGTTTGTACCGTTAGTGGTGACAAAACCCCATATATCTTCCATCTTTGCAATTTTTGTTTCCAAAGCGTTGATTAAGTTTTCTTTGCTAAATCGAATCATGTTGTGCTCCTTACTTCTTTGGAGTTACGCGGATGTCTGCACGGCCTTCTTTGCGGAAGGTGTCGAGTACATCGTCTTGGATGCCGTAAGAGACACACAATTTCTTGTAGTCAACGGTGCCTTTGACTGCAACCATTTGGACGGTCACAGAGTGCAACTCGCCTGTGTGCTCACCTTCGCCATACTTGTTGGCGATAGCGTCTTTCATGGCCTCTATTTGCTTAGCCAATGCTTTGGCTTGCTGGTCGAGCACGTAAAGTGCGTCGATGTCATTTGCCAAAGAAACAATTGTTGCTTCGGTCTGGATCTGTGCTACTACTGTCATGATGATTTCCTTTAAGTTAAACCCGCTTTCTGTTGCGGTAAGGAATCATAACAAGAAATTAGGGTTTAGAACACCCTAAACAGACTATTTTTCTAAGGAAAACCCTAATACGCCACCCTAGTTTGTGTACTTGTGTTTTCAATTTTGATTTAAATACTCGATGACGTTCTCGATTGTTTTATTCAAAGCATCAATTTCGTCCATCTTTGCAATAGCCCATGCACGCTTCTCACCGTGCCAGCCCATCTTTGAGCCTTGATGGCAGGACTTACACAGGGCAACCACTGTGTATTGCCTGTGCTGTTTGACGTGGTGTGCATCGCTTGGACCTTCCTGTTTGCACACTGAGCAAGGCATGAGCTTGACTAGCCCTACATATGCGCGCTCCTTTGCGGTCATGCTGTTATTCATCGTATTCCCACATGATGATTGGCGTAGATAGTCCTACGTATGCGCCCTCAATGTTGAATGAGATCCACTCTATGGCCTCCTCATCTGTCATGCCTTCGTCCATGAATATTTCCATAAGCTTTTGGCCACTGTAGATAAGGGTTTCAACACGCTGGTTTCCCTGCCAAACTGATGCAATGCCAGCAATAGCTTTGTCGTACTTCTTGCCTGTGATTTTTAAGAGTTCGTCTTCCATTACGCCACCGACCTATCCATGAGGCGATTAGAAGCTTCTAAAGAGCGCCAGACCTCTACACGGGCCTGTGCTGACACCAATCCCCAGCGATAGCCTTCTGCAACCTCTACGGCCTGTTTAAGGGCTTGTAGGTGCTCTTCGTAGGCTACGTCTGCATAAGCTTCCATTTCCGCCGTAGCGGCTGATCTACAGCCATTGGCAAGCGCCTCCTTCATAAGCTTTGCTTTAAGTGTCTTACGGTACTCTTCCATGTAGGTCAGTTCGGCCTTTGCTTGGGCGTATTTTTGTCCATGTGTGTAGATGTAATCGACTGCGTCATTTATTTGTTTTTGATTCATTTAATTCTCCTGTTGGAAATACATATCCAAAATGTTCTACATATTTTTTTGTGTCTGAACAGCCAATCTCATAACCAATGTCATAGGCATTGCTCATTGCTGTAATTGTGTTTTCGTCTACTCCTACGCTTTTCAAAAGCGACACCATGTCGTTTTTGGTCATAGTCCATACCTCGCTAATAAAGCCGCATCCGCCAAGGCTTGACCCTGACCCTTTTTATCTAACTCACGCCAGTGTGGCCACATCTGTATAGCCAGTGACCGAGCCGCATCTTTGTCTTTGTTTGTCAGGTGCGCGCGCATCTTCCACATCTGTGGGGTGACGTAGGTCACAGGTATCTCAAACGCACCTAGTACGCCTGCAATCACACCACAAGAATGCCCGAAGCTGAACATGCTAGATACGCCTTGCTTGGGCATGGCGTGCACTTGCTCAACGTATGCGTTTACTTCTCTGTAACTTTGGCCATAGCC